GATTTTTTAAAATCGTTAGTAATTCCTAAATCGAAATATCACAAATAATGAAAAAAATAATTATACTAATAGTTTGTTTTAATTTATTTTCATGCGGTTCAATTGAAAAATTAAAGCAAAGCAAAAAAATAGCAACAGATTCTATATCGGAAACAAATTCAGGCACCAATTTGAATAGATGGATTGATTCTGATAAATATACTTTAGAGCCAGCAGATTTAACAAAACCAATAAGATTTGTTAATTCAAAAGGAGAGGTTAAAGAATATTTTAATACCAAAATAATTCATGAAAAAGAAATTATCAGAGAGCAAAAAAAAGACACTTTATCAAATAAAACTAAATTAAACAAAGAAATTGATGAAGAAAGTAAGTATAAAAAAACAGATAATACAATGATTATATTAGGTGTTTTTGGAATCGCTTTTTTATTTTTATTTCTTGTGGTAATTTTCATTGTTTGGTACTACGGAAAAAAAATTAATACAATTACACAATTATTACCAAAAGTTTCGTAATATTGTAATTTGTAAAATTTCATATAGTTTTTGTTATTGATGTTAAAAAAGGTGTTGTTTTTACAGCGCCTTTTTTTTATTTTGATTTTTATTAAAAAAAAATAATATATTTGTAAAGAAAATAAATTATTTGTATATGAATTACGGATTAGCAAAAGAGATTTACGGACTTAACCCATGGAGTGTAGATGCTAAAACTTTGCCAGCAATGTTGCAGATTTTAAGTAATTCTAAATCAGGTCAAAAGTTAGAAATTCCAGAAAAGAAGTATAATTCAATATCTGTTTTAGATTTAAAATCATATTCGATGATGACTGACTCAGAATTTGAATCTAATAATAATGTTCAAAATGGAATAGCGATAATAGATTTAGATGGGCCAATAACAGTCGGCGGTGGGATGTCTAGCTATGGAATGACTGAATTATCTGACAATATGTTAAGTCTTTCAGATGATAATAGAGTAAAAGGATTTATCATTCATACTAATTCTGGTGGTGGTTCTTCTGCTGCTGTTGAAATAATGGTTGATGCAATAAACGAGGTTAAAAAGAATAAGCCAGTTTATGGATTAATTAAAAAAGGCGGTATGGCAGCTAGTGCGGCATACGGTATATTAAGCGCAACACAAAAGATATTCGCAATTAGTGAAATGTCAATAGTTGGTAGTTGCGGTACAATGATTCAATTTGAAGGTGTAAAAGCTAATAAAGAAAATATTGAGGGAGAAATAGAAATTAGGCTATATGCTACCAAGTCAATTAAAAAAAATATAGGTTTTGAAGAAGCATTAAATAATGGTAATTATACATATTTAGTTGATGATTTGTTGAATCCTGTTAATGAGTATTTTTTAGCAATGATTGAATCGAATAGACCAATTTTAAAAGGAACTGATTTTAGTGATGGCCATGATTCATTTGCAAAAGACTGTATAGGCACTTTTATAGATGGAATATCAACTTTTAACGAGGTCGTCGATATGGTATTACTAGAATCAAATAAAAATAATAATTCAAATTTAAGTTTAACTAATTCCACAAAAAAAATGACAAAAGAGGAGATTAAACAAGCGCATCCAGATTTATATTCTGGAATTATATCTGAGGGTATAATTGCTGAAAGAGAGCGAGTGAAATCGCTATTGGTTTACGTTGATGCGGACCAAAAAGCAGTTGTTGAGGCTATTAATTCTGGGGCTGAAATTTCGCCATCACAAAGGGAGGCTTTTATGGTAAAAATGAATGCTTCAACTATGCTTGCAAATTTAAAATCAGATGGATCTGCCCCATTAATAACTGCTGAAACACCGTCGGTTATTGCTACAGAATCTACTGTAAAAGAAAAAGAGATAGAATCAGCTATGAACTTTAAATTATAAATAAATGGGTATTTACGCAACACAAAGGGGTGCTACTCGAAATCAATCTACGGTTGATTATTCTGCACAAAATATATTCACATTTGGTAATAGATACCAAACAGGTGTTTTTATTAATAACATTGGAGAATCATTAGATGCTCAAGATGGTATATTGGTAGTAAGAAATTCAGGAACTTTTGAAACGGCAACAGCTAAATTTGTTGCTTTAACAACAGGACAAACAATGACTGTCGCAGGTCTTACTTACACTTCTACAGGTGCGACTACTGCATCTCAGTTGGCTGCTGCATTTGCAAATTTGGCAGTTGGAGCTACTACTGGAGCAGGAACAGCAACAGGGTCTTATTCAGGAGCATTAACTGCTTATGCTACAGGTGCAGTTGTTGGAGCTAGTTTAGATACTGTTGTATTTACAGCTTCTACTGTTGGAAATAAAACTGATTTATCTGCAACTGGTACTGGAACAAGTCCTACATTTACAATAGTTGGAGGTACTTCTGGAGTTGACGAAGGTTTTAGCCCTGCTACACCAGCTACTTTGGCAAATGTAATTGGTATTTTGAAAATCGAAGGAGTTAACACTATGGCAAATTCGGCTAGTTTAAAAGCTCATTATGCTTTATCAGGAGATATTGATGCTTCATTGTTGCTTTTGCCAAACGGAGTTACTTTAGATTCAATGGTTGGTTCTAAGGCGTTGAAAGATGTATTAACCGCATTAGGTTTCGTTTTAAATAACGTGACTGAAATGACTAAATTTAATAATTAATTATGGCTATTTCATTAATTGAACACAGTAATGCAATCACAAAAAAGATTGTAGGAAAATTTGAAGAATCTATTCCAGTTCGTGCTGGATTTAGTGGTTTTTTCCCAAGCGAAACAACACCAACTTTAGAGGTTGATATTGAGGTACAAAGAGACAATGATTTAATCGCTGTTGATGTTGTACGTTTCACAGAAGGAAACAAAAACAAATTTTCAAGATTAACGGAAAATAAATATATTCCGCCTTTTTTCAAGGAAGATTACGACTTCCAAAGAGATCAAGTTTACATGAACACAATTGCATTAGGTGTTGGGATGGAAAATTCTCAAGTAAATAAAATAATTGCTCAAAATGCCGTTAAAAATGTTGAAAAAAACAGAAAGAAAATAGAGCGAGCAATTCGTAAACAACAAGCCGATGTTTTGCAAACAGGAATAGTTACATTGACTAATGGTGATTCTATTGATTATAAGCGTAAAGCTGCTTCAATGGTTAATGTAGGTACCGCTGGTGATTATTGGAGTGTTTCAACTGCAAAACCTATGGACGATTTAGCTTTGGCGATGACGTTTTTACGTGATGTTGGTCAATCTAACGGTACTGCTATAAATGTTGTTATGAGAACAGCTGGATTGAATGCTTTTATGGCAACAACTCAAGTAAAAGAGCAAGGAGCATTTAGAGTAATTGAAAGAATAAAATTAGATATGCCACAATTTACTGAGGCAACTGGTATGGCTTTTCACGGACAAGTAGCTGCTGGTGATTTTGTTGTAAATCTTTGGACATATAATGAAAAATATACCGATTCAAATGGTGCAACTCAATATTATTTGGCATCAAATACCGTTGTAGTTTTACCAGATGATTTTCAAGGGAAAACTGTTTTCGGAGGACTACCATCTTTTCAAGATATGAATATTGGTGGGGTTATGTCAAGAGTTCCTGCTGTTGTTGAGGCTGAATATTTAATTAGACCATATAGCGATGAAAAAACGCTTTCAAGTACGATTGAATTAACATCGGCTCCGCTAGCTATTCCTTTTACAATTGACAAGATATACACAATGCAAGTACTAGCTTAATTTTATTGATATGGCAAAGTATAAAGTAAAAGTGATTGGTCATTTATGTAAAGGAAATCACGTAGCAAAATTTGGCGAAATTGTAGATGAAAGTCAATTAACAACTCCTGCTTCTGGTCTTATTAACACAGGTTTTATTGAGCTTGTTGAAGAAGTGAAAGAGGTAAAATCAGTGAAGGATATTGATGTTGTTGATGCAAAACAAGTTAAACCTAAACGATAATTTAGAATGAGTGGTAATTTAATGCAGTTAGCGAGACGTGATGCCAAGTTTTTTGTAACTAATGGAGGTTTTGAGGAATCAATCACTATTACAACTCCAACTTTAGACAGAACGATTTCGTTAACTGGATTTGCCACAAAACATTTTATTAATTTTGACAGCGATGGTTTGCCTGTTAATTCTAAAAATGTTCACATTTGTATTGATGAAAACATATTAATATCTAAATCCTATCCGTTAAGAAATGCCAAAGGAGAGGTTTCTTTATTAAAACACATAGTTTCATATCCAGATAGTACAGGAATTATTAAAAAATATGTAATTAGAGAGCATTTTCCTGATGAAACATTAGGATTAATAGTATGTATTTTAAATGACTACAAAGACTAACAATGAGTGCTAAAATAACAGAAATAATTGCAGATCAAAGCTTCGAAATCTTGACAAAAGAAGTCGGAGCTATTCTGCTTTTAGAATTAGAGAATCAAAAAACACTACAAAATTATGATATTGATTTAGGTATTTTTATCGAACGAATGATACCAATTTCAGATAGTGAAGATGTAGTAGTTAACGTTTCTTTAAATAATGTTGGTTATGATAATCAAAATGAATTTGAAAGTCAAGGAACGCACACGTTTAATATTGATGTTTATACATTTGGAGTTGATTCTGTTGACGAATCAGCAAATACAAATGTAATGTTGAAACTTCAAAAAATAACAGGTTGGATTAGATATATTTTATCCTCAACAAAATACAAAACATTAGGTTTTTCGCCTGGATTAGTTGGTGGTACTTATTTGAATAGTATTTCGTTTGACGATAGTTTTAAAGAAGATGGTGCTATGGCTAGAATGTCTCGATTAGTATTTTCAGTTCGTGCTAGTGAGTTTCAAAATTCAAATGACATTTTAGAGTTTACAGGAAACGATACTACTGTTAAATTAGGTTTAACAGAAAAAGGGTATAAATTAATTTTTAACACATAAAAAAATATGGGTACAATTTCAACAGCGGTAGGGACTGAAAGACGTTCTAGGGTGTCAGGCTATAAAATCAGAAAAGGGTTTTTTAATAATGACACTCAAAATTTACCGCAAATTATTGCAGTATTTGGCGAGGCTAATACTGCAAATCAATCAGGACTTACAACAACTCCAGTTGAGGTTACAAGTGCAAAAGAAGCAGGAGAATTGTTTGGTTTTGGTTCCCCAATTCATTCGGTAATGCGTATTTTACGCCCTGTTAATTCAGATGGTGTAGGAGGTATTCCAACGGTAGTATTTCCACAAGTTTCAGATGTTGCAGCAACGGCTTCAACAAGAGAATGGACTGTTGTTGGAACTGCCACAAGTAACGCAACTCATACTGTGGTTATAAACGGTAGAGATGGGGTAGATTTTCAAAATTATTCATTTAGTGTTGTTGTTGGAGATACTCCTACTGTTATTGCAGGGAAAATAAAAGACGCTATTAATGGCGTTTTAGGCTCTCCACTGACAGCAGTAAATACTGCTGGTGTTATGACTGCCACCGCAAAATGGAAAGGAGCTACAAGCGATGATATTAATCTTTTAATTGACTTTGGATCAAATTCTGCTGGTGTTTCTTATTCTCAAACAGATTCTACCTCAGGAAGTGGAACAGTAGATTTAGCAGATTCATTTGCTTTATTTGGTGATACATGGTACACAACCGTAATTAATACTTATGGTGTGTCTAAATTGGCAGAATTTGAGCAATTTAATGGAGTTCCTGACCCTGATGCACCGACTGGACGTTTTAATGGTTTGATTTTTAAACCTTTTATGGCCTTTTTTGGTTCAAATGAATCTGACAAAGATGTTTTAGCTGGAATAACTAATGATTCTGGTAGAGTAAATCAAGTTACAAATGTACTTTGTCCAGCGCCTAATTCTTTAGGGTTTAATTACGAAGCAGCAGCTAATGTTGTTTCTTTGTTTTCAAGAATAATGCAAGACACACCGCATTTGGACGTGAATAACAAATCATATCCTGACATGCCAACTCCTTTAAATGGATTAATTGCGGATATGAGCTATTATAACAATAGAGACTTCTTAGTTAAAAAAGGGTGTTCTACAGTTATTTTAGAGAATGGGGCGTACAAAATAATGGATTTGGTTACTACATACCACCCATCAGGCGAAGTTCCTTTACAATACGCTTATTGCCGTAACTTGAATTTGGATTGGAATGTTTGCGATGGCTACCGTACATTGGAAAATATCCGATTAAAAGACAAAGTTTTAATAATGGATAACCAAGTTACTAATGTTTCTGGCGCAATTAAACCAAAAGAATGGAAAGCGACGTGTTTTGATTATTTTGAGGATTTAGGAGAAAGAGCTTTGATTAATGATCCGCAATTTTCAAAAGATGGTTTATTAGTTCAAATTTCAACTATAAATCCAGATAGATTTGAAACTTCTTTTCCTTATAAAAGAACTGGTATTGCTAGAATTGAGAGTACTGATGCTGTAGCTGGATTTTAATTTTTAAAAATATAAAAAAATGGCAAAATATTTAGGAGGCGATATATTAGAGATAGTATGCCAACATACATTAGGAGAGTTCAGATATGCTGCAAAGTCAAACGAAGACTTTACTATTGACGAAGGAGGTATTAGAGTAAATGACGATGCAAATCAAATCACAGGAAATGGTCAGGCTATTTGGCAAAAAAACAGAGTACGTCCAATGATTGAAGGACCTATTGCAATTGATTTAGCTACTGGTTACGAGCAAAATTCATTAAGCAAAATGGCGGAACATCCAGACGAAGGAGTTTGGACTATTTCGCATATTTCTGGGGTTACTTGGAAAATGAAAGGGTCTCCAGTTGGCGATTTACAGCCGAGTACTAATACTGCTCAAATGACTTTAAAAGTTGGCGGAAGCGGTAAATTAGAGCGATTATAAAAAAACAAACCAACCCTTATAATTAAGGGTTGGTTTTTCTACAAACAAAAAAAATAAAAAAATGAAAGACTCAAAAGAAGTTATTAGCGAAGAAATTGCTATAAAAGAAATTCAAGAATATTTATCAAATTTTGTCGATGGCGAATTTAATGTAAAGGATCAGTACCCAAAAACATTAGATGCTGTTATGAATGGTAGGTTGCTTTTTGAATCTGATTTAACTCCTGTTTACACTTTAATTCAGCCTTTAAATCCTGATTCAATAGATTTCAAAGTAACTAAATTGACATTAAAAACAAGGGTAAAACCTACAGCTACGGCTACACTTGCAAAAGGAATTGATTTAAAAACAGATAGTGTTAGATATTCTTTGGTTTTGATAGCGCACATTATCGGAGTTGCTTCTATTAGTGAATTAGATAATTTAAGCAAAAAAGACTACGCATTTATTCAAGAATTAACGCCAGTTTTTATGTAAGGTGGCTAATTGGAAATTCTTTAGAAAATTGTATCAAATCAATAGTAAGATATTTCAAGTGGTCACCAAAAATAATAGATGACTTATATTGTGATGACTTTGACTACCATGGTATCGGTTATTGGTACGAAGAAGCAAAACAAATAGCAAAAAGTATGGAAATGTAATAAAAGCCGTTAATGATTAAATGTTATTAACGGCTTTTTTAAATTAAAAAGTATGGCAAGTACAATGAGAATACCTACTGAATTTACTGCAATAGACAAATTTAGTAGTGTGGTGCAGAAAATGACTAGCGGAGTTAATGGATTTAGTAAAACTACAACAAGTGCTGTTCAAAGGGTTAATTCCAAAGTAAATGGAATGTTTAATAGTTTAGATAGTATTTCGCAAATTGCTATAGGTGGTGGTGTTTCTGCTGGTTTTTTAATAGCAGGAAAAGCCGTAATGGATTACGAAGATGCTTTAGCTAGTTTAGAGGCTGTAACAGGCGAAAAAGCTAGTAAATTTAAGGCTCAAATTGAAAGTATAGCTAAAACAACAGGTAAAAGTGCAATTGATGTGGCCGGTAGTTTTGAGATAATAGGCTCTGCAATGTCACAATATCTGTCAGACCCTAAATCATTAGGTCAAATTTCGGAGGCAGGAATTGTTTTAAGTAAGGCAGCAAAGATGGAATTAGAACCAGCACTAGAAAGTTTAACAAGTGCAATGAATCAATTCAATTTAGGTTCAGAAAAAGCAATGGATACAGTAAATAGACTTACTGCTGGAGAGATAGTAGGTTCGGTATCTACAGCTAAAGCAACAGAGCAGTTGTCTAAATTTGGAGCTGTTGCAAATAGTGTAAATGTTTCTTTGCCAGAATCTGTTGCTTTGATTCAAACGTTAGGTAAAAAATTCACTGGTAGTATGCAGTCTGAAATAGGTACAGCTGCAAAGAATTTATTATTAATCATGGATGCGTCAAGTACGGCATCGAAAGGAGCAAGTTATTCTTTAGAAAAAAACGGAGTAAGTACTAAAATATTAATGGATAGGTCTATTTCTCTTGGTGCAAGGTTAAAAGAATTATCGAAAATAAAAAAAGACGGTGCTGCAATGTCTTTAGTTTTTGGTAAAGAAAATTCAGCAGCTGGAAATGTTATATTTGACCAGTTAGATACCTATGTAAAATGGGAAGAACAGATTCGTAAAACTAATAAAGCTCAAGAACAAGCTAGGGTAAATTCAGCGACATTATCGAAAACTATTGAATTTATGAAAAATTCATTTATAAACAGTATAGTTTCTGGCGAAAAAAACAATACAGTTTTAGATAAATTAAAAAAAATAACACGTTTTGTTGCTGATAATATGCAATCAATTATAGGAATAGTTGGCGGTGTAATAGCTGTTTTTGCTGTCTTTAAAACTATTGTTACTATAATTAAAATAGCAACAGGAATACAAGCTGCCTATAACGCAGTGATGTTATGGTACGATAGTGTGGCTTTGACGGCCGCATTAACAGGATCGTCTTTTGCTGCTGTTATATGGGCAACTGTATGGCCTATATTAGCAGTTATAGCAGCAATTGGAGCTATAATAGCTATATTTTACTATTGGGACGAAATAGTGGCGTGGTTTTCAAAACAATGGGAAACTTTTACTAATTGGATTGGCACGCTTTGGGATGGATTAGTAAGCTGGTTTCAAAATTTTTCGTTTGTAGATTTTTTCATGCAAATAGGGCAATCAATAATTGATTTTATGTTGCTTCCTTTGCGTGGTGTTATGGAATTAATGTCTAAAATTCCTGGTAAAATTGGCGAAATGGCAAAAGGAGGTTTAGCAGAATTAGATAAAATAAACATTACGCAAGCGTTGGAATCGCCAGAGGGCAAACAAGCAAAAGCAACGGCAAACGCATCAGTAAATGGTAAAGTAGCTATTGATGTTTCGGCTAAAGGAGGTGCAACTGCCGAAGCGAAAAGTAGTTTTTCAGGCGGTATTCCAGTAATGGTTACGCCAACACAGGGTGCTTTTGGTAAATAACACATTTAATTTATGAATACAAAAGATATAAATTTACATGAATCAGGAAGCGGTGGCGAAATGGCCATCGTTTCAAATGATTTGTTAATGGGCGAAGTATTATTTCAGCAAGTATATTTAGCTTTATTTGGAGGCAATGTAGAAGCTAATACAATAGGTAATGAGCTTCTTTCAGAACAACGTTTTGATTATTGGCAAAATCCTTTATTTTTTGCGGAAACTCCAAGTAAACAATTTAATTCTAATACGGAAAGAGAGCTTCAAAAAGTAGTTCTTAATACTTCTGGGCGATTAAAAATAATTCAAACAGTAAGTGATGATTTAGAATATTTAAGCAATTTATTAAAATACGATGTCGATGTGCAATTTGTAAGTACAAATCACATTCGAATAATAATAAATTTTGCGCAAAAAGGAAGTCAGGAAAATAGAGTTTTGCAAATGGTATATGATAATGCCAAAGGCGAATTAATTATTGAAAAAACAATTTAAAAAATGAAAAATGAGAGATATACCAAGTGTAAATGATTTGAAAGACGCTTTAGAAAACGATTTCAAGTCAAAGTTAAATTTATCTAGTACAGATTTGAAATATGTACTAGATGCAATGGACGGTGTTTTAGCGATGCAGTTCAAATTAGTTTATTTGTATTTATCGGACATTCAAAATCAAATATTTCCAGATACAGCCGATATTGAAGCTAATGGAGGTACTTTAGAACGTTTAGGGCGTATATATTTGAATCGAAACCCTAGACCAGCTACGGCAGGAATATTTAACCTATCAGTTACGGGGTCAAATGGTGCTGTTTTAAGAAATGGTTTAACTTTTAAATCAAATGAAACCGCATTAAATTCTAGCAAATTATATGTTTTAGACAATGAATACACACTTACTGGAACTGCTGATATTATAGAGGTTCGTTCTTTAGGTGGTGGCACTGAATTTGACTTAAATATTAATGATGAATTAACCATTACAGAGCCAGTATTAGGTGTAAATAGTTTGGTTATAGTTGATGATGTTATTGAACAACCTAGAGCTAGTGAGGATATTGAAGTTTACCGACAAAATATTTTAGATGCCATTCAATTAGAGCCTCAAGGTGGTAGTAAAACAGATTATCGTCTTTGGAGCGCAGATGCTCAAGGTGTTCGAAAAGTGTACCCTTACGTTAGAAATGATGACGCTGGATTTGTAGATGTTTACGTCGAAGCTACAATTTCAGATAGTATTGATGGAAATGGAACTCCAGACCCTACGTTACTGGCAGACGTTTTAGATGTTATTAATTTAGATCCTGACGGCACGAAGCCGATAAATGATCGGGGAAGGAGACCTATTCAAGCTAATGTATCTACTTTAGAAATTGAAATTACTCCTGTTGACGTTACTATCAATGGATTAGTTGATTCAAGTCCATCAATTCAATCAGCTATTCAAAATAATATAGAAACCTTTTTATATGATGTTCGTCCGTATATTGACGGAGCCGATTTTCCACGTGATAAAAATGATATTTTATATTCTGCAAAATTGCAAAGTATTGTTACTGATGTATTGGAAAGTTCTAATTTTTTCAATACTTTACAAATGGAAGTAAACGGAATACCTGTTTTAAGCTATGAGTTTAATTTAGGTTTTATTCCATATTTGAGAAACTTAAATTTTGCTTAATATGTATCAAGTAGATAATTTTAGTACAAAACATGGTTTAAGCACTCCTCATGGAATGTCCACACCACATAAAATGCCTACTATTCCTGGAGAAAATTTAGGCGACATAATGAGTGGTTTAGCACGTCAATTATATCCAACAGGGAGGGTTTGGTGGATGCAAAAGAATGGTGTTTTTGATAATTTTCATAACGCAATAAATAGGAGTTTTATTCGTATTATTGAAGATTCACAGGCTACTTTAGATTCAGTTTTTCCAGATAGTGTAAAATTTGATGAGAATGATTGCAAGTTATGGGAATATAGGTTGGGATTAGTAACAAATGCTAGTTTAGGATTAGATTTTAGGAGACAAACTATTGCAAGAAAAATGGCTTTTCCAAGCAATATAAAAGCTAGGCAAAGTAAAAGTTTTATCGAAAGTCAATTGCAATTAGCAGGTTTTAATGTTTGGGTGCATGAAAATTTACACCCATACAAAACGCCTAATGATATTGTTGCAATTAGTTTAGATTTAGTTCAACATGGTGGCGGAACACAACACGGATTAGGTACGCAACACGGATTTAGCAATTACGATGTTATTGCTAATGAAAACGTTTTAAATGAGAGCTATTCAATAGGGTCTAATTTATGGGCCACTTTTTTTATAGGAGGGCAAACGTTAGGGCAAATTGCGAGCGTTCCTTCTAATAGGCAAGTGGAATTTAAAGAATTAGTTTTAAAATTAAAACCAGCTCATTTAGTTGCCTTTACATTTATTAATTATGTTTAACTTTGAAAAAAAATAAGAATGAGAAAATTTAGTAACAATTCGAATGTAGATAGTTCAGATTTATCTAATTATCCAGACGCTAGAATAAAAGACAATACAGGAGCGTTAGACGGAACGCCAGTAAATGAGCGAGTATATGGCGATGTGATTCAGTTCTTTTTAAAATTGAAACGTTTGGCAGGAATAACTGCAAACGATTTACCAGACAATGAAACAAACGGATTTCAAACTATTCAATCATTAAAAGAATTTGCAACAAAAAATAATTACATTCAAAATATCAGTTCAGTATCTGGCGTATTGAATGTGTCTGCAAAAATCGGATTAATGCAAAATGATGAATTTTTAGTTTGTAAATCGTCAATTGATTTAGGTGCAGAAACTCAAATAAAAGGGACTGACGGTGTAATTAATACTATAACTACAATAGGCACATTCAAAACAAATGAGTACGTTAGATTGATTAAAACAGCATCAACTATTTTTTTAGTTAGAATTTCAGACGCAGCTAGTTTGGATTTAATGGTGTCGGAACTATTATATTTAAAAAAAGCAACGCAATCAGAAGAAAATGCTGGTACAATTGAAACAAAAGCAACAACTCCTAAAACAAATTTAACAGCTTTTATTCGTAGGGTAATTGGAGCAGATTCTGCAAATTATTTAGCTAAACCAACTGGAGACCCTGACGAACGAAATGGTCTTTTGTCAAAAGAAGATAAATTTATAATTGATAATTTCACAAATAATGTTATAAATATTGGGTGGTTTAGTGGTTACGACCCTGGCTTTTCTGGACCTGTTGGAACAAACTTGCCTGTTAGCGGTCATGTTACAAATGCTAAATATAATTTCGATGCCAATGTTGGTAATTCAACAGTAGAAGTAACGATTTCAAATGCAATGGCTAGCATGGATTACCTTGTCAAAATATATCCTGAAAGTGAAGGTGTTATCGGAATCGATAATGATTGCGGTCAATTTATATTTAAAAAATTATCATCTACAAAATTTTTGATTTCATCTTATGACGCTGGAGTTTATACACAAAATATAAAAGTACATTTAGAAGTAGTACAACGTTAAAAAAAAACACATGAAAGTAATAGGTAATTTACCAATAGTAAAGGATATTGACGCTAAATATCCTTTTGGCGCAACAATCCAAAACGAAACAGATACTAACGATGGAACTCCAGTAATTCGTGAGATTTATGGAGATATTTTGATGAATTTGTATAAAATCATGCAATTGGCAGGAATAACGCCAAACGATTTAGAAGACAACGCAGATACACAATTTCAATTAGTTGAGGCGTTTAAAAAGTTTTCAAATGAAATAAATGATGTAAATCATGTTTTAGAACTAAACGGGAATGTTTGGAGTTTGCCTTTAAATTTGGCTATTTTACCAAATAAATTTGTTTGTTTCGCCCAAGTTACAGATAACTATGTTAGTACAGAAAGTTATACTTTCAAAGGTACTGGAACTTTAGAAGTACCATTTAATTCAACAGGATTTAATGCTAGTGAGCAAGTTCTAATTGTAATTGAAAGCACTGGTGTAAAAGCCTTTTCTTTGGAAAAATTACAGGAAGTTGCAGATACGGTTTACACACCTTTAGGAAGTCCGATTGCTTTTAATGATACGGATAAAATGTATTATAAAGAAGAAGGATATTTGATTTCAGACTTGCCTAGTTCTAGCGATTTGCAACAGTTAATTAGAGTATTCGCAAGCGATGGTACTTTAGTTTTAAATGATGTATTTGTTCAAAATGATAAGGTTATTTGTGTTGTTTTTATTCCTACAAAAAGCGTATATAGTATTTATGATTTGTCTTTAGATTTAACTTCGATTTCTTTAAATATTACTTTTGATTCTGGCACTGATTATTCTCCTTATTTTTATTTAGATTTGGAGGGAAATTTATTTGTAACTAATAGTGGAAATGATGAGATTGATGATTTTTTAATACAGAAATATTCAAGAGATGTTATCGGTACTTTTGCGCTAATTTCAACAACTCCAATAGATATTTCTTTTGAAAAAACAACAAATGCTGTAATTCACAACGGATTTATTTACACTTTTGTAAATGGATATTTGAGAAAGTACAACCTTACAACTGGAATCAAAACCGATGTAATGTATTTGCCGTCCGTAAATGGTCAATTATTCCGCTTTAATGGGGAAGTGTATTTTACAACTGGCGAAATTGCTAAAAAATGGTTTTTATCTTAAAATAAATTATTTTGAAACTTGACGTTAATACCGATGC